TTTCCTTGGCCGCATAAGCCGCCGTGCGTGGGGTAATATCCCCATAAGCAGTACTAGACATTATTTCCTCCGGCCCTTAAAAAGGGCGAATTTAAAAAATTAAGTAGTCAAAAAAAGCCACCGATTAGGTGGCTGCGAGGTCCAGAGCTGCCGGGTCACAAGCTACGGCAAGACCGCAATCAGTGGTGTCAGCCGCCGGGTCACAGGCTGTGGCATAATTAATATCGGTAACCCCGACATCGGCATCCAACTTGGCGGTAATCCCGACAATCGCAGCTCGATGAGCGGCTACATCAACCAGGTCACCGTCCAGCTTGGCACTCATCGCTACAATCGCGGCCCGCATCGCCGTCAGGTCGGTGAGAACCGACGTAAACAGGTCACTAAGATCCTCTCGGACAATTTTTTCATCAATCTTGGTAGACATTTTATTTTCCTCCGCAAGCCTCGTTAAAGGCTCCGTCAAAATCGTTTATTTTCCCTTTCGGGATCTTTCGGCCCCGTGATTTCACCGCCATCGCAGCGGCAACTCGGGGACTTTCCGGCAGGGGATCAGGATCGGGATCAGGAATCTCGCCTGCCGGGTCGGGGGTATTTTCCTTGAACCTGGTTAGCAGGTCAACCACCTGATTAGCAGTCCCTTGCTGCACCACTTGATGACAGGCCTGGGATACATAATCCGGCTGTGAATCTATCCACTGACTAAACTCGGGGCTTCCAGCAACCGTCTCGTAATCAGCATGGACGTTCCCGATAGCTGCAAAATGAGTTTCTGTAGCTGTCCGTTTTTTTTCAGCTTCCAACGGGGCTACGCGTTGCTCTATCTGTGACGCACTCTGATTAACTTTCTGGTCCACTAATTGAAGCACGGCCTCGGCAATCTCCGGGTATTCTTCCGTGAAGCCTTCCAGCAACGTGCCGGACTCGGGGCCCTCGGACTTCCCTGGGGGAAGCGCTTCTTCCTTAATGGTCGGCGGAACTGGATCTTTTAACCGCCGGTTTTCCTCAACCACCGCGTTAAAACGGCCTTCCAGGGACTTGAAACGTTGCTCGTAATTAATAACCTCGGCAGGGGGCTCGACAGCGGGGGGGTCAGTTAAACTATCCTCCGGGTCAACAACCGGGGCCGCTGGTGCGGGGTCTGGGGGATCATCCAAAGCCGGAGGATCTTCGTCACTATCCTCTACAGGGGTGACATCCTCGGGATTAAGATTCTCGGCAAACTCATCAACCACAGGCTGGGCCTCTGCCGCTTCGGCAAAGGCGCTATCAAAATCGTTAGCACTCATCTATGGATCTCCTTATCAGTGTCCTTTACGGGCTGATGCCTCTTTGCGCGGGTCAAGGTTGCCCTCGATATCCGCAATATATGTCGGTATCCGCACCTTGCGGGCCGTTAACGATAGTGTCCTTTCCTGACTTCTTCGGGGCCTGGTGAGGTCACCTGAGAAATCAATCTCTTTAAGGTTTTGATGCCACCCTGGTTCAAAGCCACCGCGTCCAACGGGGCATCATCATTTTTCTGGCGAAGCGTCTCAATCTCTTTTTTCAGCAACCCTAAAAACGCCTTCCCTAATGGTGTAGCGCTATTACTGCGACAGGTCTGGAGACTCATTGTTCACCCTCCGGAGGTTGGGGTACAGCCGCCATTTGGCGGACTTCCTGCTCTGTATAGAGTATTTCCTCAGGGTCGAGGCTTAAGGCCTTGGCACGTTGTTTGAGTAGTTTCTCGCGTTTGACATAGGGTGCGTCAACCGGGTTCAGGGTGCCCGCAGCAAAGGCCTCGATCTGTTGGGATTGCAACTCTTTGGCAACCAGTGAAGTAACCCCGGTTGCTTTCACTTGCAAATCGCCTTTGATGTCTTGGCGCGGATTAAACTGCATATTCCAATGATAAAGGGCTGTGATAAAGGGCTTGGTTATCCCATCATCATAATTTTGAATAACATCGCGTACCGTAATCTGGGCTGCGCCCATCAACATTGACAAACCGCCCACTGTGCGCCCGACACCTTTATCATTTTCGCCGTGCATGTAGCTCGGAATCGCAGTGACCTCATCGATATAGTGTTCAGCCATGTCCAGGAGTTTGAGAAATTCCGGAATCCGGCTATCAAGGTTGTAAACCCGCAATCCCGGGGTTGCCGCTTCGGCTCCAGTCCCGGAACGCACCCAGACTTTAAGCGGGTAGACATCACGGATCTTCTCACCAACATCAAAGAGTTGCCGGTTAACCTCAATCTGGGGGCCGATCGTAATCGCCGCATGGTCAAGCATCCCCCGTAATGCCGCATTCGCAATAGTCTGCGGATCACGCATAATCTCGGGAACCCCATGGCCGAATATCGATTCATCATCACGCTCAAAATAGTAAGCCTGATAGGGGTGATTGACCCCTTGGATTGGAGCCAGGCAAACCTTGATAACCTCAGTGCCCACAATCCAGACATTAGCCCAGAACTCCATGTCCAGGCATTCTTCCGGCAAGTCCTCGCAACCGTATTCCTGAAGGTCGGCACCTTCCATCACGCCCCACGATTCCAAGACATCATATTTTTTAGCCAAAGCCCGCTGATTAGCAGCATCGGTATTGGAGATTGACTGGAGATTGGCTTCAAAACTCCGGGACGAGGCGTTACCCTCCTTATTTTGACGCAGATACCGGTTGATCGGTTCAGCGTCGAAATCCTTGCGTTTCCCTAAATCGCGTAATTGATGACGGGTCATGACATGGCGTTGAAAGATCAGTTCCGCTTCTTCAAACGACCGCGACGACAGATCTGGGTAGATATCCCAGACCGGCACAAACTCAAAAAACGGCAGGAGTCGTTCCTGCTGTTCCATGCTGAATTGGCCGCCTTCGTCAGGACTCCATTTGGTTGAAACATCGAGTTTAGCTAAAGGTCCTTTGAGTATCCCGGTACCGTAAACATGGCCGGAATGAATCACCCGACGGGCAATATCGCCATACTTGCACTCAACTAACTGATCGGCAACTTCGCTCGACATGGCCTCGGCTTTCTTGGTAACAATAGCCTCCAAGGCTCGGTCAAACTCGTCTTTGCTGGGTTGGAGTTCCTTCGGAAGCATCCCGTACTGATCTTTATACTGACCCAGTTTAACCCCCTTGTTAGGGTCATTGGCAACCAGCGCAGCGGCTTTTCCATCCGCTAACTCTTGAGTTATCGCGGCTTCCTGCTCCGCGTTAACCTCAGGCTCCGGAGTTGGGTCAATCCCCCAGTTCTGGTCTTTGCCAGCCGGAAACAACATCTCCCAGACCCGGGCATCCATGGTTTTGACTTTAGTACGGGTAAACCGGGCAAACACCTTGGAACGATTATCGTGAATTGCCTCCAAAACTTCAGGGTCGTAAATCCCCTGATATTGGCGTTGGGCCTTTAACCAGGTATCTTCCCAACCGGAAGACTCACGTTCCCGGGCAATCTCATCAAACAGGGAGCTTAAACGTTGCCCCATATTGAGTACCACGGCCCCGGCTTCGGGGTTATCAGGCAGATTGCTGGTTGCTTGCTGTTGTTCACTCATAGATAAACCTCATTAATAACCGGCCGCACTGGCTGGGCGATAAGCCGGAGCTGGTGGGGTATAAACCCGGCTCCGAGCTCGTTCTGTAGTTGGAATCTCCACCGCCAGAGCCAAATACTGCAGCCCGTCATGGGGGTGGCTGAAACGGTTCTTGTCGGCCTTGTCGGCAAAGCGTTCTTCACCGGGCACCTGGATCCGCCGATATCGATAGCCGCCATTGAAGCCCCGCGTCAGCGTCTTGCATGAAGGATCGAGTAAAAATGCCGGGTCACCATCGGTTAACCGGGTTAGAAATCCGGCCACCGCTTCCCGGCGGGGCAAAAAAGCATTAGTGCGTGCCGGTTGGCCCTTGAGTCCGGCAGCTTCCAGTTCGTCGAAACAGGTCCGTTCATCAGTCTGGGCGCGTTGCACTCCAGCCGGGTCCCCGTGGACCTGAAGTTTCATGCCGGAAAACTCATTTGATAAGCAGGGCTTGACCACAGTCGACAGGAATTGGCGAATCCCCATTGACTCTGAAATCAGTTCCTGCAAAATTCGGAGCTGCCCACGTGGGGTTATCTGGCCCATAATAACGGCCGGGGTCAGGCCGAAGTCAAAGCCCAGGTGTAACGACAAGCCGCGATACGGCTGCAACGGTTTCTCAGCAACATGGATCCGCGCTGAAAATTCCGGATAGATCGGCCGGCCATCGATAATTGTGCCGTATTCCGAATCTACATAGACTTTGACCCACTCCGGATCTTTGCCGGCCATCAACCGCGTATAATAGCCCAGCGGCAGGTGGGGCAGGTTCTCGGCTCCATCCGAACGCCCCGAAGGTTGGTTGAAAAACTGCCAATCATGGGGCTGTTCTTCTTCAGCCAACCGATACCACCAGTGGTCGTCATCGGGACTGTTTGTATCGAGGATCACCCCGGACCATGTGCAACCCCCATCTTTAACTGAAGGGAAACGCCCAACCCGGCCAGTCGCTGCATCAAGCACCGCCTTGGGGATCTCTCGCGCTTCGTTAATCCACACGCCACTCAATTCCAACGAAAGAAGTTTCCGCACATCTTTGGGCCGGTCGAGAGCCAGGAACAAAATCTCTAAATGACAATCTCTCTGGAGCTGCACCGAGTGGGTAATCGGCGCCCCGTAAACAATCGGTCCAAAAACCTCCGGTTTCAACCAATCTTTCCAGGTTTTGATGGTCGTCGAGACGAGTTCCGGATACGTTTGTGAGCTCCAATGACTTACACCGTTTCGTCTGACGTAGACAACGTGGGTCGGAACTTCTACACAGTAAACCATCGCATCGTAGTCTTCCTCGTACCAACCCGAGCTACTGAGGAGCGGGCGGTATTTTGACTCTTTGCACAAAGTCAGCGTATGCTCTACCGCCGTGGGTGTAAACCCGGGACCGCTTCCATCGCGCCTATCACGAGAATTGAGGTTAGCCACGTAGCCTGCTTTAAAAGCTATCTCTTGGAGGTCATCAGCGAGCTCTCTCGAACTCGTGTAAAGAAATGTAGACTTGTGGACTGCGGCATCCGAAGACCCGTCACCTATCTGAAAACCTCTGAGGAAAGCCTGTAGCTGGTTCCGGGGGGCCGACTTAATCCAAATGGGGAGGAACTTTGTTACCGCCTTGCCATACCCACAGAGAGCGTCAAAAAGAGACTGATCCCATTGAGGTTCAATGTAGAAGTTAACACCCCCCTCTTGACGCTTTGCCTCCCTATATGAAGCACCTATACGGGCGAGGAGTTCTCGAACGTATTCAATGTCTTTAACAGATGTCAAACTCCAATGACTTCTTGTCACGTTGTCCGAGCTCGTATGCTTTCCAGCACATCCTTCCGCGAACCAGTAACCCAGGAACTCGAACATATCTTCGGAGTAAGCAACGGGGGCGCCTGTCCAATTCTCAACATTACGTTGCGCCCTAAACTTATTGTGGCTCCCGTAGATGTTTCGGGTAAACTGGAACTCCGGGGCACTCCACACTTTCTTCCGAGAATACATACGCCGTACCCACTGCTTGTGTCCGGGGGTTACGAGAAAGTCCAACTGCTCGCCTTTCCAACCCTGCATCTTGCCTTTGTATGGGGCCGCATAGTATGACGATGGTGTGACAAAAACGAGTGCTCCCTCCTCGCTTCTCATGGCAACCTTGTCGTCAGCTTCGAGGTTCCGGAATAACTGGAACCCTCGCTTCTCTGTGAGTATCTCTGTCTGGTCGTCGAAGCAGTTCCGGACAATCGCCCAACGGGTCCTGCGTACCCCATCCGGACCCGGTTTCTGGAGTAACGCCTTAGCGAGAATCTCCATACAGCAGGCCACCGATTTGCCGGACCCGATTGGTCCGCGAAGGCCCCGCACAAACGCCTGGCTCCGGTGAAACGCAGCAATCGTTGGCGCATGTTTTGTTGAATAATCAATCTGCATCTTGTTCTTTCTCACCAGCAAAAAGATTTAGGGTAAACGTGACCTGCTCTTTAACCGTATGCTTTTCCGGCGCGTACATTCCCTTGAGCTTTAACGCCATGTCCAGGGTACGCCGTTGGGTCTCCAGGGCCTCAACCGTGCGTTCGTCAGTCACCAGCCCTTCATGTTGGAAAAACTTGGTTTCCCGAGCGTCTATCAACTTGACCATCTTGCTTTTCAGGGCCGTCTCACTCAGGCCGTTTTCATCCAGCCAGGCTTCGATTGTTCCGCGCATCTTGCGGAAATTCGCGCAGCCCATCACTGCGAAACTGTTTTTGGAGCAACATTCGTAACCGGCCGCTTTAGCTGACCGACTTTTATCAAAGAAGGTATCCGCCCCTTCATCCAGAAACGCCCGCAACCAGAACGCCATCTTGTTGGTCCTGATTGCTTTTGTTTTCTTTTTCACAGCCATCTATTTAAATTCCTTTACCCAAGATTTCAGATCGCAAAAGCGGGACGAAAGCCGTGACCACATCTGCCAACAGCGCGTCCAGATCCAGCGTCGCAGTCCGGGTGTCCTTCA